ATTACTTGAGAACCCTGTTGAAGCTGAGGCATTTTCCCTATTCCTGATATACCTCCTTCAGTTGATGGAACTATAACTTGAGCCCAAGGTAAATCATTTGTCGAAGTTTGTGCAACACTAGGAGAATGAATACCTCTTATTCGTACTTTTACTCTACCAAGTTTAAGGGGATCTTTATTATTGACAACTATACCTATAAACCATCTAAAATAGTCACCATAATAATCACCCTGTAAAGTTTTTAAATTATTATTTCTCACGTAACCCCTCCAGCTGATCTAGGTTTATATCCTAATTTAGCACAAGAGATTACGGCATTATAAATATTTTCTTGAAATACATGTCTTGTAGCATATATCATATATGCTCCACTTTTTTTCTTATCCAAATTATTATCTGGGCTAGAATTTGAAGTATCTGCTATATTAGAATTAAATGATATATTAATTAAATTACCTACAGATTTATTAACACCTCTATATAAAAAATTCTTTCCAGGAACAGATATATCTATTGAAGACTTATGTAAGAAATGTCTAAGAGATTTTGACTTTGCTTTAAACATGTGTGATGACGTTCCAGAGGCTTCATAATAATTAAAAGAACCGTCCTCAAAAGTTTTTGATGGAGCCATCTGACTAATCTCGCTTGTATCATAATTATGCATAGCACCTCCAGGAAATGCTGTTATTCCATCATAAATTGGAAGATTTTGTCTAGGTGGATATGGAATACCACCAAATACTTCTTGAGCATTAATTCTTGAAGTATAAGATTTATTTTTTATTGTGTCAATAAAATTATAAGTTGATCCAGTAAAACCTTTTCTTGCCATCATTAATTGATCTTCAATATTAGTATATTTAAAATTTCTTATTGCATAGAACTGTCTAGGATCTTGAGTCTCAAACCCAGAACCGATTGCTTGTGAAAAAGTATAATCGTGTGTGCTTTGATTAAGTGGTGTTAAATTTAATATTTTTTCTAAATCTAAAAATCTTAATTGATCATCGCATATTGTAGAGAATAAAAAATATGGGAGACCAGTTGCCGAAGATGCTCGGTCTTTTATCCAATTAGCTGCTTGAATTGGTTCCATATTTGGAATTAATACTTTCATATTACCATCAGTGTGTTCACTTCCGCCAATCTGAGCAACTGATCTTCCTAAGTATTCACCTAATATATTATTAATAATAGAGCTTGGTACACCACTATAGGGTTTTTGAACACGCATCAACCTTGAGTAATATCCTATATCCTCTATTAAACTAATACCAACTAATTCAGTATTATCATTTGATTTCACGCTTTGTACTATTTCACTTATAATAAATTTTTTCATGATAGTAAATTCAGAATCATCTAGCGTACTTGATATTTCTATAGTAACTAATTCGGTTCCACTGATTTCTGCTGTTTCTAAAATTCTATTTGTATCAGCAAATACAACTTGTCCAGTTAAATATGGCTTATCAACATGCTCATATATGTTAACTTCATTAATAACAGAAGTTATATTAAATTCTGTATTTAAAGACTGTTTTTCAATTATAATTTTTCTAATAAGAAATTCAGCATTAATCTCGTGATTTGATTGTTCGACCATCAGATATTCTCTCGGAGAGCACTCTTATATGCAGCAAAGACACTAGAAACTGTTTCTGGTTTAAATACTTTTATAGTAAAATTTTCACTATTTTGTTCTTGATAATATTCAAGGTTTGTCACTTCAACTAAAGACGCACCAGGGCCTACTGTAGGATCTATATCAACGATATCATTACCAGATTTATAATATCTTACTGCATTATATTCTGCACTAGTTGAGTGTAGTGTAACAGTTTTATTAGGATCTCCAACTAATTGTATAGTTTCACCTAAAATAAAAGTTGGAGTTGATTGAACTGTAATAGTTCCTAGATTTGAATTAGTTGATATCACCTTACCAACTGCAGTAGATTCTTGCCCAGTAATAGAATCACCTACTTTAAATTTATCATAAAAATAATCACGAGTTGTAAGAGTAGTGTTGTTATATTTATTTTTAACATATTGATCTAAACTTTTACTTGATAGTGGCCAACCTTTTGTCTTTAAATTATCATTAAGTAAAAAGAATGTCCAATAATAATCTGTAGTACCGTATAACATTTGAGAAACTTGATCTGGTCTTTCTCCATCATATAGATTATAAAAAGTGTACATTGATGAGTTATCTTTAAATCTATCAATTATATCAACATATACGGAAAGATTTTGAGCAAGATTAAATTCTTTCTCATTACCATATTTGTATATAACTTCTGGAAATCCTGCAAAAAATGTCATTATTAAAACCCTCTTTCAATTCCGCGGGCTCTATCAGCCAATACCGCTTCTGTTCTAGCTTTAGCAGCTGCTGTTGCTTTACTAGTTATTCCAAGTTTAGCATCATCTTTATTTAAAGTAAATTCTTCGGCAAATGATACTTGTATTGAAACTTCATTAAATTCTCCATCTTTATAAAAACCACCAGTGGAATTATATGATGCAGTAAATGCTTTAAGGTACATATGCTTAAAACTTAAATTAGGATTATCTTTAGATAAATCTTTTCCCTCATACATTAGTTTAATTTCAAATAAATTGGGAAACTTATAACCAGCATCTATACTATTACCACCAGTGCCCTCTAGTTTAATAACTTCTGGATAAAGATTTATCCTAAAGAATGAAACAATATTTTTAATCTCTTCTTGCTCTCTTTTACTTGTTGGGACCATCTTAAAGTCAAAGGAAAACTCTCGTATATTTACGGATCTAAACATCATTCTAGTGTTCGGATTAGGAGTTACTCTTAACGATCCTCTAACCGCATCGGTACCCGGGCCTGGTAATCCCGCAGCCAATCTACTAGCACCAAGAGATGCAGCATCGCCGGATACATTTCCTTTTAGTGTTTCAATTAAACTTCCCATACCATCTTGAAGGGCTGCACCTACAGCTGCAACAATCCCGCTTCCAGCATCCATTGACCTTGAAGCACCCTCTCCTAAAATGCCAAGACTTGCTGGTTCTATACTAACTCCATCCTGAATAGTAACTGGTGTGGGCATATATAAAGCAACAGACTCGCCACCTCTCCTTTCGGTAGAAGCAGAAATTGCCGAGTTTCCGAATTGATTAAATGCATTTTCTAAAAAACTCTTAGCGGTATCGCTAGAAGATTGCGCTTCTGTCTGAGCTATATTTACTCTATTCTGATAAGTAGGTCCGTTTTTAATAATCGGTGTAAATTTAATATATGCCTTATACTTATCTCTATTTTCAATAGGGAACATATGTGTTTTATGTTTATTATTGTCCATCCAAATTATTCCTAATAAATAGAATTATCTTATTCTTATTTATATAATTAAAATGAAAGTATTATGAAAACATACCAAGGAAAATACAAAGTAAAACACCGGTCAAAATATCGTGGTGATCCAGATAATATAATTTATAGATCAATGTGGGAAAGACATTGTTTTAAATGGTGTGATAATAATCCTTCAATAAAAACTTGGGCTTCTGAAGAAGTTGTAGTCCCATACTTCTATGAAGTTGATAAAAAATATCATAGATACTTTGTTGATCTAAAGATAACATTTAAAGATGGTAAGACTATTATTGTGGAAATTAAACCAGATAGTCAAACGGTCCCTCCAAAGTTTCCAGGAAGAAAAACTAAAAGATACATTAATGAAGGTATGACATATGTTAAAAATATGAATAAATGGAAAGCAGCTAAAAACTTTGCAGATGACAGAAACTGGGAGTTCCAAATTTGGACAGAAAAAACATTACAGAGTATGGGAATAATGCCAAAGCAGTCTAAAATGAAGAGTCTTCCGAAGATGAAAAAAATTAAAAAATCATTATAAATACTACAATGGCAAGTATATTTCAGAATCTTGAGATCGAAGCGTTTAGAGCAGGTATTAACCCTCGGACACAAGAATCGAGAGATTGGTTTAGAAAAAGAATCGGTGCTTTACGTGGTGGAGCAATGCGCAGAATCAATAGGAATACTCTATTGAGAGATGAAGAACTGTCTCTTGAAAATAGAGCTGTTATTGGTAATATGTATATGTTTTTCTATGATCCAAAACATAAAGACACGTTACCATATTATGATGGATTTCCTCTAGTAATACCAATCGGTCCTGCAGAAAAAGGTTTTCTAGGTTTAAATTTACATTATTTGCCGCCAGTTTTAAGAGCAAAACTTCTTGACGGTCTTATGGATACAACAAATAATAAAAAATTTGATGAATCTACTAAATTTAATATAAGATATAGACAACTTAAAAGTGCTTCCAATTTAAGATATTTTAAACCATGTGTAAAGCACTATTTAAATTCAAATGTGAGAAGTAGATTTGCAAAAGTGGATTCGCCAGAATGGGAGATTGCAACCTTCCTTCCTACAGCATCTTGGAATAAATCAAGTGGTGCTGCAGTATATAAAGCATCAAGGAATATGATCTAATGAGAGTAGAAGATTTTAGAGCATCTTTAAAAGAAGGTTTAGCAAGAAATAATCTTTTTAAAGTTAGGTTTCCGACTTTTACCGCCTTGCCCGATATTAGTGCTAATCAATTAAATTTTATGTGTAAAAGTGTTACAATGCCAGGACGATCTATAAGCGTAAATGAAAGAGTAATAGGTATACCGAAAGCTGAAAAGGTAGCAAATGGATTTTTAATAGATGATGTAACAATGAACTTCATGCTTACAAATGCTTATGAAGCAAAAAGATATTTTGATTATTGGTCTGGATTGTCTGTAGATTTTGATACATATGAATTAGAATATAAGTATGGATCATCTCCCGGTTCGGGTTACACTCGAGATGTTATGATATCACAGTTCGATCAAAATGGTCATGTTATCTATACTTGTAAACTTATAGATGCATTTCCTACTCTTGTAAATGCAATAGAGTTTACAAACGAACAAGGTGGTTTAACAGAATTAACCATACAACTATCATATAATAATTGGGAAGGGACTGTCCATAATAGACAAGAAGCGCCCGTATAATAAAATGAAATGAGGATGAAAATATGGCACTGCCAAAGCTAAATGATAAACCAAAGTATGAATTGACTATACCTTCGGTAGAACAAAAAGTAAGATACAGACCGTATCTTGTAAAAGAAGAAAAAGTGTTGATGATGGCTCTTGAATCTCAAGATAAAACATCGGCATTACATGCAGTAGTTGATACTATTGAATCTTGTATTGATGCGGATATTGATAAAAATAATCTTACATTATTTGATATTGAATATATGTTTATTATGATCAGATCAAAGTCTGTAGGTGAAGTAAGTAAACTAGGAATTAAATGTCAACACTGCGAACAGACTAATGATATTGCAGTAAAATTAGATGAAGTAGAAATTAAACAGGATAAGATAGTAAACAAAGATATAGAACTTGATGAAAATATTTCTTTAACTATGAAATATCCTAACTTTAATGATGTACTAAAACTTGAAGGCGAAGAATTAACTGAAACCGAAAAGACATTTATGCTCATAAGTAAATGTATGGAATCAATTGAAACAGAAGAAGAAAATATTTTATTAAAAGATGTTTCTGATGCAGAAGTAAATGATTTTATTGAATCTTTGAATACACAACAATTCGGTAAAGTAAGAGAATATGTTGAAAATATGCCAAGAGTGGAAAAGCAAATAAAGTTTATTTGTGGTGGATGTGAAAAAGAAAATAATATAACTTTGAGTGGTATAGATGATTTTTTTTAGTGGCTCTTTCTCATGATAACTTAGTAAATTACTATAAAACTAATTTTTTATTAATGCAAGAACATAAATATTCTTTGACTGAAATTGAAAATATGTTACCATGGGAAAGAGAAATTTATATTGCTATGCTTGTTGATTATATTGAAAAAGAAAATGAAAGAATAAAACAACAGAATCAAGGATAAGATCCTATGGCTACATTAACTGAAGTAGTAAGACAATTAGAAGAATCTAATAAGAAGTCTGAAAAAAGACACGACGAAATTAAAGTCGAAATAAAAAAAGGTATTACTGATGTAGCCAAGTCCATAAGTGGAATTAAAAGTGCTGGTCTTAGAGTTCCTGGATTACAGACTCTTACTAAAGCAATTATTGATAACCCTATTACAAGAGCTATTGGTTCTTTTAAAGATGCAGTAATTAATTCAATTTCCGCGCCATTTAGAATGATAGGTAATGCAGTATCAACTATTAAAAATTCAATACTTGGATTAGTCACAGGCGTGAGTAAAGTATTTAAAGATATTATTACTGCGCCGCTATCAGCCGCTTTCGGTTTAATAAAGAGTATATTTTCTACTAACTTTGAAAAAGAAAATAATATACTGCTTGACAAAATTTTAACTCAAATGCTATTCTTAAATAATCAGATGGACTCATATTTTGATTATTTAAAAACTCAGCAGCTTGATAACCTAAAACAAGCATCTGATGATACTTCTATTCCGTCTGGACCAACGGAAACACAATCTCCAGAAGCACCACAGAAAAAACTTAGCATATTTGGTATTGGCGGATTACTTGGCTCCATTCCTAAATTGTTGGGTGGTCTTGCACTAGCAATAACTGCAGAGTTTTTAGGTTTAGATAAATTTATTAAAGCATTATTTGTAGGTGATGGATGGAAATCATTAAAAGCAATACCGACTAGAATAGTTAATACATTTAAAACTGCATTTAAATCAATAGATGCGGCTATAAGTGGAGGATTTACTAAAGCATTTCAAGGTGTACTTAAGACTGTTCGTAATTTAAGTGCCGGATTAATTATGTTTACCAAAACATTAGATTTTACTAGAATTGCTGCTTTCTTTGAACCTGTTACTAATGCAGTAAAAAGAATAGGTAATATGGCATCAAAGCTTCTAACACCTTTTAAATCAATTGGATCTGGAATAGGCAAAGTCGGATCTGTCATAGGCTCTGGTCTATCCGCTATTGGTAAATTTTTTGGTACTATAGGAAAGATACTTGCTCCAATCGGAAATATATTAAAACCAATATTATCTGCTGCCAAATTATTTGCAAGATTTTCTTTTTTACTACCT